GTTTCCCATGGCTCGGACGGCGCCCGCATTTAAATTTTTCTTAGCCTCGGAAAATCATAAACCCACAGGGACAACATGACTGAGGAGCACATCACTACCGACAAGGTCACAGAGATCAAAAAAAAGGTGCAAAGGCGGGCGCACGATGAGGCTCAGAGTTACCCGGTGCTGATCAAGAGTAATGGGCACCTGCCCACGGCCTACGTGCAGCAGTGCATGGCGGCCAACGAGTTGGGCGACGGGCTGCTATATGCGAGCGTGATGCGAAATCAATACCTCTACAACGCCTCAGCGGGCAAATGGATGCGATGGTGCGGCCATAGTTGGGACATCGACAAGCTCGAAACGCACCTGGCGGCGGTGGAGCAGGTGGTGGACAAGCTGCTCGACACCACGGGCAGGATCGGCGAGGAGATCCAGCGGTGCGTCAAAGACGGGAACCAGGGCAAACGGGATGAGCTCGGTAAACTCAGAGACAGGATTTACAAACGCATATACACCCTGCGCAAGGATGACGGCCGGAACAAGGCGGTTAAATTTGCCAGGACCTGCCGGGAGCCGCTCGCTATTTCCGGCGATGAACTGGACCTCAACCGCCATCTTCTGGCCTGCGCCAACGGGGTCCTCGATCTCCGAACCGCCAAATTCAGGGAGGGCCGGCCGGAGGATTTGATCAGCCGGGCCAGTCCTGTGGAATGGCAGGGCCTCGAAAAGCCTGCGCCCATTTGGGAGCGGTTTCTCCTTGAGATTCAGCGCGAGGATCAGGAGACGGTCGATTTCCTGCATCGCTGGTTCGGCTATACGATCAGCGGGATTGTGAAAGAGCATAAGTTCATGATCCTCGAGGGGCCCGGCGGCAGAAACGGAAAAGGAACGCTGGTCGAAACCATATCCGAGGTGCTGGGACCCCTGGCCGGGCCGATCCAGAGTGAAATGCTCCTAGACCAGGGCCGGACCAGATCGAGCGCCGGGCCTTCGCCCGACATCATGGACCTCCGAGGGCTACGCATGGTATGGGCCAGTGAAAACGATGAAGGCCGGCGCTTTTCTCCGAGCCGGGTCAAATGGATCTCAGGCGGAGACACCCTAAAGGGCCGCCACCCGCACGACAAGTACAACATCAAATTCAACCCGACGCATAAACTAATTCTTCTGACCAACAACAAACCGGTCGCCCCGCCTGACGATCGTGCATTCTGGGAACGGCTGCTGCTTGTGCCTTTTGGCCTGAGTTATGTGGATCGGGATCCCCTCACTCCATACGAGAGGCGTTCGAATAAGGACCTACGCGACCAGCTCAGGGAGGAACATCCGGGGATACTGGCCTGGCTGGTGCGCGGATATTTGGAGTATCAGCGCCAGGGGCTAAATCCGCCTAAGAGCGCCCTTCAGGCGGCTGCGAAATATCGCAGGGACGAGGACATCCTGGCGCCCTTTTTTGACGATTATCTGATCAAAAACACGGTGGCGAGAACCTCGGCATCCGATCTTTTCGACTGCTTCTCTGACTGGTACTTCGAAAACGTGAGCAAAAAGGAAAAAATCACTCAAACGAGGTTCGGGCGGATCATGGGTAAGATCTTCGATCGGGACAAACTTGAAGGGCGGTCCGTGTATGTCGGGGTGGAACTGAAGTTTGATCGATGCAAAAATTGCAAGAAATTTCACGATATTATGACGGAATGTAAGCCGAAGTGAACTGGAATTATCTACTAGGATTCCTGGAGGGTTCGAGAGGGTTGGAGGGTTCATGTACATAAACTCCTATAGCTTTTTTATACATTTTTGCTTTTCCTTTTATATGTATTTAACCCTCCAACTATCCAGAAAAAAATAAATAATTGATATTATTATAGAAATAGCAGGATGGTTTTTGACGGTTGGGGAGGGTTGCGAGAGACAGATGAACCTGCTTGATCTTTTATACGGACGGGGGATCCAGCTGCGGAAGGCGGCCAGCACGTGGGGCGGAGAGTACCAGGGGCCGTGCCCCTGGTGCGGCGGCACGGATCGATTCCATGTGTGGCCGGAGATGCACACGACGGACAAGGAGGGCCGGAGTGTGCAGGTGCCCGGCGCGTATTGGTGCAGGCCGGGTATCGGCCAGTGTGGCCGGCACGGGGACGCGATCCAGTTTGTGATGGACTATGATCACGTCACATTCAAGGAGGCGCTCGGAAAGCTCGGGGTGAAGCTGGACCAGGTGGACCGCCATCGATACCCCAAGGAACGACGACCCGCAGCCGACGGGACGGCGCCGTGGAATCCTGCTGAGAGGCCGGAGCCAAAGGGGGACTGGAAGAGCGAGGCGCAGAAGTTCATGATCTGGGCGTGGGAGCAGATCTTTGAAGCACCGGAGGCCCTGGCCTACCTGGCCGGACGTGGGATCAGGGAAGAGACGGTGCTTGAGTACAAGCTGGGATGGAACCCCGGAAAGCCTCCTAAGAGACCGGATGGAAAAACCTGGGGGCTCTTTCGGAAAAGGGAGGAATGGGGACTGTTGCCTGTAAGAGATGAGAAGACAGGGAAGGCGAAATCGCTCTGGCTGCCAATCGGGTGGGTGATCCCGTATATCGCGGGCGGGGACGTGGTGCGCCTTCGGATCAGGCAACCGCAAGAGGCAGAGTTCGGGCCGCGATATTACATGGTCGAGGGAAGCTCGTCAGCCAACATGGTGATCAAGTCTGCCTCGTCGACGGACCATGATGTTTACGTGATCGTGGAGGCGGAGCTCGACGCGATCCTGATTGCGCAGGAGGCTTCGGACCTGGTGGGGGTGATGGCGCTGGGCTCTTCATCGACCAGGCCGGACAAAAGAGCCACGGCAAAATTGAACAAGGCGGCGCACATCCTGAATGCGCTGGATGCAGACGGCGCCGGGGAAAAAGAGTCTGGTAAGTGGTGGCGGGAGAACTACCCGGACGCGGAGCGGTGGCCGGTGCCTGAAGGGAAAGATCCGGGGGAGGCGTATCAGCGCGGCGTGGATATCAGGGAGTGGATCAGGGCAGGACTGCCGGAAGGACTAAGAAAGCAGACAGGATTTACAGGATCAACAGGACAAATAAAAAGATGAAAGTAAAATATTTTCTTAGGAATGATGTGCTGCACGAAGTGCATGAGGTTGTAAAGGAAACCTCTAAGACGATCACGATAAAGGGCAGCATGGGCGTCGTTACGGTCAGGAAGAACGGGCGGGATGGGAAACTCTTTGAGCGGCGGCCATTCGGGTATGGGAATGTCTGGGAAAATAAAGGAGGACGAAAAAATGATTGAGATGATTTTGTTTTTGGGGCTTGTGGCGTTGAACGCGGCGGATATGGCGCTCACCCTGGCGATCCTGAAGAGGGGCGGGAGAGAACTGAATCCGGTGATGAGATTTTTCATTGACCGGCTCGGCCGGGTGGCGGGCCTGGTCGTTCCGAAGCTCGTTATGCTGGCGGCAGCGGGAGCGGGCCTGTGGGTGCTCACACACGGACAAGGCGAGCTTGTCCGTGCCACCCATATCGTGGCGGTCGTGCTGCTCGCGGGTTTGTGCTGCGTGTATGGGTTTATCGTGGTGCGGAACATGGGCGTGCTCAAGGGCATGAAAAAATAGGAGATGGGACACAGATGAACACAGAAAGTGCGGATAAGATGGAGGAGAAAAATGATAACGGCGATTTGTAATGAGTGCGGTCGGGTTTGGGAGGCGGCGGTGATTCTGGGCATGGTCACGTGCCCGGAGTGCGGGAGTGAGAATGTGAGTGTGGCAAAAAGAGCAGAATAGGCTGAAGGCTGAAGGCTGAAGGCTGAAGGCAAAGACAAATGAAAAGAAAACAAAATAAGTGCGATTGGATTATTGCTCATGACTCCACCAAGGGGGCCGATGCGTACATGGTGGAGTGTTTACGGTGCGGCGGGAAGCAGAGATTTGTGGTGCCGATCGCCGTGGATATCTGGATCGGCGCGACGAAAGCATTTCAGAAGATTCATGAACGCTGTAGGGTCGGAGGGCTTCAGGTCTGTCTGAAATAGAGTCACAAACAATAAGAAGAAAGAAAACCATGAACGATGAAACCACAGCAACACCACCTCCGGAGATGAAGGACGTGCTGGCACGGGCCAGGAAGGTCATGCTCCGGAATGCCCTCGTCAAGGTGAAGGAGGGGAAGAGTCTCACGGCCAAAGAGACGGAACTCATCGAGGAGGCGGAGATTGAAGCACAGCACGGACAAGACGAGCTTGTCCGTGGCACCCAGGAGAAGTTCAAGAACGTGCGCGAGGTGGTGGCGTATCTGAAGGGGCAGGATTGGAAGGTCTCGCAGGCCACCATCTACAAGCACCAGAACGACGGGAAGATCAAGGCCGAAGCGGATGGAACGTACACTGTCAAGAACGTGCTGCGGTATGCCCGCGGCTTCCTGATGCTCCGGGAAGCGAAGCGCAAGGTCGATGACGAGGAGCTTCAGAGAAAAAAGACAAAGGCGGAGATCTGGCGGACTGAAGAACAGGCAAAGCTCGGGCGGATCAAGCGCATGGTGGAGGAGGGGAAGTACATTCTCCGGGATCAATTCGAGCTGGAGCTGGCGGCTCGGGCCGCGGCGCTCGAAGCGGCGCTTATGTTCATGGTGCAGGCCAAGGCGGGGGACTGGATCCGGATGGTGGCCGGCAACCACCAGAAGACCCAGGACCTGATCAACGATATGACCGAGGCGCATAACGACACCCTGAACGAGTTCGCGAGCGAGAAAGAGTTTCATGTGTTGTTTGATGTAAGGGAAGACGACCGAAGACCGCCGACGGCAGACCGCCGAAAGAAAGAAGACGATGGATAAGACAAAGAAAAATCGGACGGATCATCGGATCAGACTGATCGGAGCAGGAGAAGAAAAATGAAGATCGCGACGACCATCGAAGTGCGAACCCCGAAGAGCTGGCTTTCGAAGACCGTGGGCGCACTGCGGCGGCTGATCTCGTTCCGGATCACGGCCGCGGAGCGGCGGATCTACCGGAAGCGGAAGAAGATCCCGGTTTCCGTGTGGGCGAGCCGGCACCGGATCGTAACCCGCG